CTATCCTTCCATTGCCTCCGTGAGTCGCTTCGCGGCGATGGCGGCGTACTCGGGAGACAGCTCGATCCCGATGAAGCTCCGGCCGGTTTGGAGGCAGGCCATGCCCGTTGTGCCGCTGCCGGCGAAGGGGTCCAGGACCGTGCAGCCCGGCATGGTGACTTCCAGGAGATCCGTGAGCAAGGGCACGGGCTTCTCGGTCAGGTGGACCTTGCGGTTCGCATTGACGTGGTGCCGGTAGACGCCGGGCAGGCAGCGGCGCGTATGCGTAAGCGGCTTGCCCTTGCTGCCCGTGATGATGAACTCCGCATCCCGCTTGAAGTCTCCCAGGGTGGGGCGGGCGCTGGGTTTGTGCCAGGTCAGGACGCCGCGCCACATCCAGCCTGCGGCCTGCACGGCGTCGGTCATGGCCGGGAGCTGTCGCCAGTCCGTGAAGACCATGAGCCGGGCCCCATCGCGCGCAATGCGCCAGCACTCGGCAAGCCAGAGCGAGGCCCACAGGGTGAAGGAGCGCTGATCGCGGTTATCCCCGAGCATGGCTGGATAGCGCCGCTTTGTGGAGCCGTGTTGGTACTTCTGGGCGGGGTCCGCCTGCCTGGCGGATATGGTCATGCCGCCGCTCGAATAAGGCGGATCGGTGAGGATGGTATCGACGGAGTTGTCCGGGAGCGCCCTCAAGATGCCGAGGGCTTCGCCTTGGTGCAGGGTAATGCGATCAGAAGCGAGCAGCGTGGTCATGTCGAACCCCATTTCGAGGCTCGCGGCCTTCGAAGTTGGGGCTCATGGCTCTCACGTGGTTGTCTGTCCGGCAGCGCGGACAGCGGATATGCAGGCTAATGACCTGGCCACGGGCCAGGAGTTTGCCGCAGGTGCCGCAACGGATCTCGTCGGCGGGTATCATGCGGTGATGCCTCCAATGATGTTGCGATGCTCCTCCAGGCTGGCAACGTGTCCGGATACCGTGCCGCCCTGGACGATGGCTCCCACGGTCGGGTGAGTATGCGAGGCCAGGACGGTCAATGCGGCCTTGATCTCATCGAGGCAGGCCAGGATCTCGGCGAAGAGGCTCGGGCCAGAACCGCCGCCCCCTCCGCTTCCCATGCAGGCGAATGTGCCGGCCACCAATGTTATCGCACCGCCCCCGAGCGTCACGTTCGCGGCCTGGAGGACTTTATTGCCAGCGGCGATCTCCGTGCTGTTCCCGGTCACGTTCACGGCCAGATCCGCGCCGATGGTCTCCGTCTTCGCGCCGCCAATGTCCGTGGTCTGTTCGCCCGTGACGGTCTCGGTTCTGCCTCCGCCGATAGTCGTCTCCTGCTCGCCCTGGACCGTCTCCTGCCGGTCGCCGTCGATGGCAACGGAACGGTTGCCCTTCACGGTGCTGGTGTGGTTCTGGCCCACGGTTTCGGTAGCCTCGCCGGCCGTCGTATGCGTGGAGTCCGCCCCGGCCGACAGGTTCAGGTCGCCCAACGTGCCCAGATCCGCGCGCAGCCCGGCCAGCATGGTAAGGACCGTGCCCACCTCCACGGTGCGCATGCCGCCCACCTCGATAGTGGAATGCTCCTCGATGCGCTTGAACTCGCGCGCCAGCTCGGTGACGGCCTCGACGGCCCGCACCAGCCTGGTCAGCGAATCGTCCTCGATGCCGGCGTCCGTGCGGCGGACCCAGTTACCCGCGGCGTCCGCGCGCTGGAACACGGCCGGGGACTGCTGGGCCAGCCATTCCCTTGGCGCAACGGCCGGCAGGGACGTGCCCATGGGATAGACGTGCCGGATAATGGGATGGTCTGGCCTGCCATAGGCGAAGCCTACAACCACGAGCGCGCCGGGCTCGGGGAATGCGAACGTCCCGGCCTCCTGCCCTGCTCCGCTCGGCACGGGCAGCGGTACGGCCGGATAGACCGGGAAAGCAGGATCCGGCTCCAGGTCCGGGGTAAGGATCTCGATGTCCACGGCGTAGCGCGGCCGGAAGCGCTCACAGGTCGCGCCCTTTTCGGGCTGATCGGCAATGGCCACCACGCGCGCGTAGCGGTCCAGGTGCAGCCCTCCGGAGAGTTCCGGGAAAAGCTTGAGCACGGCGGCCCTTATTGCATCCTGCATGTGACCCCCATTTCATGCCCGGCCAGGCGCAGGGACAGGACGCGCCGGCCGTTCAGGATCGCCCCTGGGCGTAGCGCGGGCATGGCCGGGATGTTCTGGCTGCCCCCGGCCGTGGCCTGCGAGTGGACTGATTCCGGCAGCTCCACGGCCCGATTAGGCCAGCGGGAATCCTCCCAGGAACCCACGAACACCTGCCCATCGCCCTGGGTCTGCCAAAAGTAGTCCGGGATGGAAAACACCTCGCCCAGCCTGGCCAGGCCGTGAAAGCCTGAGCCGAGGGTTCCGAAATACGGCACGCGGGTGGAGGCGTAGGCGCGATCCGGCACGATGAAGCGCAGGCCCGTGCGGGCCGCATAGGCGGCCAGCACGTCGCGCAAGGTCGGATGGCGCAAAGCCAGTGGATGCGCCGCATCGAGCCTGGCCGACACCTCCCGACAGAACAAGCGCTGCTGGGTCGAGTCCACGGGCACGCAGCGCTCCACCTCGCCGGTGAAGAACCGCGTGAGCTTTGCGTCGAAGTGCCAGCCGAGGGCAAAGACAACTTCGCCCGAGAGCTGCTCTCCGGCGCGCACCTGGAAGATGGCCCGGCCCGGCCGGTCGATGTCCAGGCGGATATCCTCGCTCACCAAAGGGAGTTCGGAGCCGGCCACAAGGATGCGCTTCTGGAGCTTCATGCTTGCGCCTCGCCCTCCTCAAAATCGCCCACCTTGTCGTTCTGGGCCTTGAGCCACTGCTCGAACGGCGAGAGCTTCTGTTCCTCTTCCGTCTTGGGCGGAGTGACGGCCTGGCCTTCGTTCTGCGGCGTCTGAATGTCCTTCTTGGCCTCGCGGACCTCCACGCGCTCCGGAACCGAAACATGCTCGAGCAAGGCGAACGAGACCAGCCAACAACGCTTGTCCTCCTGCTCGTCGGCCTTGAAGTCGCCCGTGAACCTGGCCTGGCGCATGCTGGCGGCATTGGCCGTGCGATTGGTGACGGTGTAGACCTTGAGATCGCCCCCACTCTTGCCCTCGGCTATCCGCGTCAGCTTGCGCAGATCCGCCTCATCCTTGAAGCGGATGTGGATCTTGCACTCCAGCCGCTTGCCCTTGGTGCCCTTGCTGGCCGTGGAGGTCGAGGAAGACTCGCCCGAGGCGTCCTCATCCTTGAACTTGAGCCCCAGCGAAACATGCAGGCCATAGCCAGGCACGGTGAAGTCATCGAGGCGCAGGAAGCTCATAATCCGAAGGCCTCCTTGTAGTAGGCCACCTGGCCGACAGCCCCGAACCAGCCCACGGCCACGGAACACTTGTAGGCGGCGTCCAGCGGAGGCGCGGCCTCGCGGAGCTGGCGGGCCAGATCCGGCCCTGCACCCTCCAGGTAGACGCCATGCCAGCCGCTGTCCGTCCCGGACATGCCGGCAATGAGCGCGTCCAGATCGGCTTGGCGCTGTCGCATGGCCGCGGTTACCTTCGCCGCGAAGCTGGCCAGGCGCTCCACCGGCGAGGCTTGAGCTGCGGCGAGGCCTTCGGCCACGGCCAGTTGCGCGCCAACGGCGCGGGACGTGGCCAGCCCAGTGGCGTCACGTTCCGGCGAGGCCTTGCCCCAGGCCGGGTACGCCGGCGCATCCGGGATCTTGAGCTTGTCCTCTTCCAGGCTGGCCAGGGCGCTGCCCCGGCGCTCCGCTTGCTGCAGCTCCCGAATGGGAAATACCCGATTGAAGAGCGCGAGCGCCGCGGCGAGCTGGCCAGGGGCAGGCGCGGCCATGACCAGCAGCACCAGGCCGGTAACGCCGGCCGGCAGCGCGGCGTCTCCCAGCCTGCCCGCCACGGCGCTGATAGCGCCCTGCGGCGTCAGATAGGCCTGATCGCCGCGCCATTGGCCAATGCCGTAATGGTAGGGGGTCACGGCTAAACAGGCGGCCGGGCTGGAGAGCAACCCGGAGGCCTGCTCGCGCAGCTCGCCGGCGCTCGATCCGCCGGAGGCGCCGCCAGGCAGCCCGAGGCCGCCCAGGCTGCCCGCGCCGCTGGAGAGTGCAGCGTCCAGCGTATCCACTGCTCCGGAGAGTTGCGGAACCATGGCCGCGATTGATGCCGGCGGCGTGAATACGGCGGGTTGCCACATCATGCGGCTTCCTCGGCAACAGCCGGATCCGGCTCACCCGCCCAATGCCCAGCCCCGCACAGCCGCACAGCCAGCCAATATAGCCAGGCGCGCACGGGATAACCGCGCCGAATCATACAGACCCGGAGAATCCTGTCCGCCCAGGCACGCCACTCGGCCGGACCTCCCTGGGAGTAGGCCAGGTCATGCTCATCGCAACAGCCTTCCCAGGGCGGAGGCGTGCCGAACACGGAGCGCCAGGTACGGCTGATCTCACCCGCTCCACCGCAGCCGTTGCTGTTACCCATTAGGCGGCCACCGGAGCTGTATAGGTCTCGGAGACGGCCTCCAGTTCGGCCAATGTAGTCGCGGCTGAGATCTCCTGCTCCCGCGCCTCCTGCCAGCCGAAACAGCTCTCGATATGCGCCCGGCCGGCCTCGTAGACTTCGGCAAATTTGATTGCGTCCATCGTAACCCATTGACCTTCAGATGCTTTCCAGCGCGTCGAAAGCGTCGGATCTTGCTGCAAGGCTGCGGCAAGTTCCATGTAAGCAATGCGGGCCGGCGCGTCGGAGTCAAACAGCACGCCGCCGACGATGAATCCACCATCACGGGCCGCATTTTTGGCAGCATGAATAGCGGAGAGTTTGGCCTCGCGAGCAAGCATTAGCCATGCGGCCTCAAGCTCGCTCCACGTCGGCTTTGACCGCCCATCCTCCCAGCGCAAGGCGTCGTAGGCTTCGCGGGTATTGGCGGTCAGAGATCCGCCGAATCGAGCGCCAGGCACAAGAGATCCAAGAGCAAGAGCGATATCCATTAGCCAATCCTCTCGATTATAACGCCCGTGTATACTTCAGTCGCAAAGTTGGTCGCGAACCCAAGTCCATTCGTTGACCTGGACAAGCTGCAAATGTGCTGGACTTCAATAGCGGTCGCTTCGGCAAGCACAATTTTGCCCCGGATACAACTGGAGGTTTGCGATGGATAAGACCCGTCCGTCCGTTCAACAGTGCCGACAATCAGGTTTTGCGCATGCGTTACGTCATACAGCTTGGCCTGGTGCGATACGGTTCCGTAGGACGGCGCGCGTGCATCCACCAGATACGTGCCGGCCGGCAGCGTTATCTGATTGGCGGCCACGCTCGCCCCTGGAATCGAGTTAACTTTTTCGGCCAGGTCGCGCGTACGCCAAGCGCCGGACGTAAACGTCCCGCCTGCCGTGCCCTGGGCTTTCTCATCCCGTGCGATAAGCACATTATTCTGCGCCAGCTCCGCCTTGTCCGCCTTGCTCCCCTCCAGCCCCGCCAAGTCGCTGGCGAGCTGCAGCATGTTCACCGTGCCGGCGTCGGTCGGCACGGTGGCCGCCTGGATGCAGGGCAGCCAAGAGACGGATTTGGGGCGGTTTTCGTCGGCGGTCGGGAGGGTTAACGCAGAGTCCAGAATCAGCTTGTCAGCTCCGTACGCTGCCCCCCCTGTGTCCGCACACCCCGATTTAGAGCCCGGATTGACCAACTCCAATGCGCCGTTGGCCGCGACTTGGTCCCCCAGGAAGTTTGCCGTGGCACTGCCAATTGCACCCGACAACACCTCTCCGTATAGCCGCCTAGCTGCATCCTCCTGCCACGTGCCCACCGGTCGCCCGTTGCTCGGGTCAGCCGCGCGGCCGAAGTCGCGCCATCTCGGAGTGCGAAATGTGGTCGCGCCGTCACCGGAGCTGAACGAACCGACCGAGGATTGCACGGCGGCCTGGGCCTGCCATTCTGCCTCGGTAATGATGTTGCCCGAGGCCTCGGCTATCGCCCACAACTCCGGCCAGGTCGCGCGGCTAAGTAGCGGGCCGTCGGGTATGGCTATAGCTCCCGCCGGCGCAGTCGCGCCTGGCCAAAAGAACACCGTGCCCACGGGCATGCCCACACCGGAGCCGATCAGCCGCCAATCTCCCCACACACCAGCCGCGCGCCTGCGCCACCAGCCCGGCCGGTCCGGATCGCCCTCGCTCCACACAACCTGCGTCCGGCCGATATCGCCGGGCAAAACCATCGTCTGGCAAAAAGCCCAGGCCTCGGCCGGCAGATCCTCGGGCAGGTGCGTGGCCACACCCTGCTGCACCGCATACAGGCTGTTGCGCGCGATGGCGTCCAGGTCGCCCATGTACGGCGTATGTTCGCCGTCCAGCTCGAAGCCCTGGAAGGCGTCGGCCAGGTCCTCCACCTGCTGCGGCGTGGCCGCTCCCACCTGCTCGGGCGAGATGGCCAGCCCCTTCTGGCGTAGGTCCGTCACCGTGCCGTCGGCTGCAATGCTGGCCACCTGCACGCAGTAATGGGGCACATGGTACGGAGCGCCCTCCGTGTAGTCGGCGGCCGGCGCGCTGGGATCGAGGAACATGGGCGAGACGACGGTCACCACGTCCGAGCCCTGGCGCTGCATGCTCACATCCAGCCAGACATCGCAGGGCGTGAGGCTCGGCACCACAACCAGCGGCTCGGCCAGCGCCGCCCGGATGCCCTCCACGTAGCCGCGCCCGGCCTCGAAGCGGTACCCGGCATCGTGCGTGAGCAGCCAGCCGTCATCCAGGAAGGCGCTTCGGCCGTAGAGGTCCCGGTTCGACAGGCGCTCGCGCTCATCGATGCCCTTGAGGCGCACGGTAAAATCGAGCTGCCAGACCCCGGCCTCCACGGTGATCTGCGTGAGCTCGCGCGCGCCGGTGAACTCCAGCAGGAAGTTGCGGGTCAGGTTGTTCCCCTGGGTGTTGGTGTTCGGATCGTAGGCGCGCTTCTCCATGGCTGGGAACGTGGCCACGGCTACGAGCACGTCATGCTCGGAGCAATAGAGGCCCTGCCAGTTGAAGGTGAACGGGCCGATATCCGAGCCCAGCAGCGCCGAATACACGACTTGGTTTGGAGTCACGAAAGCTCGGTACTCAGGGGGAATCGTGAACTCATGGACCACCTCGGCCAGCACGCCGAGCGCCGGATCCACGGGCGCGGTATGGTCCAGGCCAGGCACGTTGGCGAAAAGGAACTTGTCGATGACCAGGGGCTGTCCCCCTGCCTGCAAGCTGGCGATGAGCGATTCGCCGGCATAGGTCAGCACGACACTCATGAACGAGCCTCCACGGTGAAATAGTCGTTTTCGAGAGTGGCCACGCGCAGAGTTTCCACCATGCTGGGAATGCCTGCACTGGCCGCGTAGACCGTCGAATGGTCATTACCGAAGGCGCAGGCCGTCACGTGCGCGGCCTGGGTGACGCGGGAAATGAAGCGGTAGCGGCGACAGGTTCGCCCGTACTCATTGATGATGAGCTCCAGCACGTTCTGCTGGTCGGGCATGCGCGCATCGTCCACCACAACGCCGATGATGTCCCAATCCTGGTTTGCTACGCGCTCTTCCAGGGACACGCCGCCCAGCTCCAGGCGCTGAAAAATCCGCCTCCAGCCGGCGACGCTCCCGGCATCGCGCGCGTTGGCGTAGGCGTGGGCCACGCGCAGGCGGTACAGCCGTTCCGGCTCGCCAGCGTAGGGCGTGACATTGCGCTGCCAGGCCAGCAGGTCGAGAATGACCGGCGAGCAGGTCAGTGGATCGAGCTGCTGGGCCGGCAGCGCCGCCCACTGTCCCAGGCGAAGGAACCATTCATGGGCTGCGGCGGCGAGCTTGCCAGCCCTGTCGCCTGCCATCCAGAACGGCAGGCTCGGCTTGTTCAGGGTAGGCAGCTCGCTCATGCTTCAACCCCAAGGCTGACATCGAGGCTGGCTAGCACGGGCAGCTCAAGCTGCGCTACGATGTCCCCCCGCGAAAACTCCACGCTGCGCAGGTCCGGCAGCTCCGCATGCAGCTCCTTGGCGAGGCGGGAAAAACTGAAACGCGACAACGGCATGACCCTGGCCACGTCGAAGTCGGTGTTTTCGCGCCAGGCCGAGCGCACGCGGTCCTCCACTGCCTGGCGCAACACCTCGCGCCGCTCCGCGCCGGCGGACACGACGGGATAGACGGTCACCGTAAGATCCACGGGCATGGGCGTGATGGCCATGCATTGCAGATCGTCGCCGTGGCCATGATTGCCGGACTCCCGGACATGCGCGTTTATGGCGTCGATCAGCTCTTGCGGGGGGATGCCGGATTCCACCATGATGTGGCAGTTGCTCGTACCAGGCCCGCGCGGGCCGTCCTTCTCGAAGAACAGGTAATCGACACGCAGGCCGGAAAACTCGCTGATGATGGCCTTGTATGCCGCATCATGGTGGTACTGCCCCACGGCCGCGAACTGGTTGCGGCAACGCAAGCGCAGGGCCTCGTCATCTTCCACGTCCGCGCCGGGCGAGGTGAGCCAGTCCGCGCCGTTGGATACGGACATGATGCCGGGCACAGGCTTGGCCAAGATGGAATAGTAGCCTGGGCCAAGGTTGTACGCCGCACCGGCCTGCTCTGCCCGCACGGCCACGGCCGCGCCGAGCTGCCCCTCGGGGATGACCGTCTCGGCAGTGGTCAACACGTGGTAGACCACGCCATTCAGGGCCGGGGATTCGATCACCGTGCCGGCCGGGATGACCAGCGCTCCCGAGGCGGAGGCGCGCGTAAAGGTGACGGTGCCGAGCGCATAGGCCGCCGTCTTGCGAACCACGTCCACGCCCCAGGCGTAGACATCGAGCCAGGCGCCGGAGGCGTAGCGCAGGAAAGTGTTGGGCAGGACAGTCGTAACGAGCAGCGCCACCAGCCACTGCGCCGGCTTGGTGACTATGGCCGAGATGAGCCGCCAAAACGGCGACCAGGCGCTGTCGTTGGTTATCAGGCTGTCCTGGTCCTCGTTGATGGCTTCCCACTCCGCCTGCATCTCCTCGGGGGTGACGGGCATGCCCGACTCGCGCAGCATGCCCGTGAAGAGTTCCGTCGCGTTCGCGTCCGCCATGGTTATGCCTCCAGCGCAAGGGATAGCTCGCCGTATTCCACCGTCTGCGCGGTGAGCCAGTATGCGCCGGGCGCGGATTCGTCGATCACGGCTGTGCCGGGCACGATGCGCTCGTCGTCATCCACGGCGATGGTGATTTTGACCAAGTTGGTCTGGCGCTTGCGCGCGTCACGGTTGGCGATGATCTCCACCAGCAGCCCGGATTCGCGTATCATGTGCATGATGTCCTGGGCGATGGAGGCGCGGCCGTCGAGAAGCACGGGATTGCCCCCGGCGTCCAGGGTCAGATCGTTGTCCGTGATGCGCAGGTCGGTGTATTTGGGCATGATCTATCCGGCCTGCAGGGCCATGTATTCTTCCAGCTCTCCGGGCGAGAGCGGGCGCTCGGTGTTGATCGTCACCTGTCCGATGCTGGTCTGCTTCGAATTGGACTTGTTGAAGTAGGAGCTGTTCGCCTTCAGGATGCCGCCAGAGGGCACCGTCGATGCGCGCGGAGCATCAAGCGAGGGCAAGGATGCAGTCGGCGCGGGCATCGTAGTGCCGGCAGTGGCCGCCGAATTCGCTGCCGTGGCAGTGATCTCGGCCTTGCCGCCAAAGCCGAGCTTCTCGCCCAGCCAGTCCCACACCTTGCCCAAGGCCTTGAACGGAACCATGACCGCTTCGATGGTGGCCATGAGCGCCTGCCCCCAGGCCGTGTCCAGGAAGGCAGCCTTGAGATCGTCCCACCAGTAGATCACGGCGGCTACGGCCGCGATAAGCGCGACAATGCCGATCACTACCCAAGTCATGGGGTTGGCCCACAGGGCCGCGTTGAGCAGCCATTGGGCCGCCGTCTGCAGGCCGGTCATCTTGCTCAGGAAACCGATTGTCGCGGCCACCAACTTGAATGGCCCAGCGATGCCCAGCATGGCCATCTTGCTCACGGCCGTAGCGGCGGCAAGCAGCCCCATGGCTCCGGCCAGGCCCATGACCACCATGGCCCCATAGCCTACCCAGCGGGCCAGGTTCGGCGCGATGGTGATCCAGCGGTTCACGGTATCGAGCACGGCCACGAACTTGCCCACGATCAATTCGAGTGGCGGCAAAAGCGCCTGGCCGAAGGACGCGCCTACCACGTTGACGGCCCCGCCCATGCGGCCCCAGATGTCGGTCATCTTGGCGGCCATCTGCCGGGCCTTGTCCATGCCGTTGACCTTGCCGATGGTGTCGATGGATTTACCCAGGCCGGTGGTATCCGCCATGAGCTGCTTGATGAGCGAGACGGCCTCATCGGAGCCGAAGGCGTCCTTGAGCGCATCGGATTCGGCCACGCTCAGCGTGTCGCCGAACTTGCCCTGGATCTTGCCCAGGATATCGACCATGCCGAGCATATTCCCCTGGCTGTCCGTGAAGGACAGGCCAAGCTTCTCCTGGGCGCTGCCAACACCGGACAGGAAGGCTTTGTATTTGGTGCCCGCCTCGGAGCCGCCCATGGTGGCCTGCAGAGTGCCCAGGATGGCCATCTGCTCCTCGGCCGCAACTCCGGCAGCCGTGGCGTTAGCTCCAAGAGCGGTAAAAGCGGAGGACATCTCGTCGCCCGTGGTCTTGAACATTTGCACGGCCAGCGCGGTGCGCCCGGCGAGCTGCTCCACCCACTGGGCCTTGCCCATCTTGTCCGCCTGGTTCTTGAAGATGCCGTACATGGTGCCCATGTAACTGGTGACGGTGCCCACGTCGGCCTTGGTGGCCTTGGCCAGCACGCCGGAGGCCACGGAGAAGGACGCGAGTTCCTTGCCCGTAAGCCCAGCGATGCCCGATTGGATATCGTAGGAGGCGCGCACGACCTCGGCCGCCGAGCCGCCGTACTGAATGGCGAATTTCTTGGCCGAGGCGCTCAGGATCTTGAGCGAGGCATTGTCCACGTCCAGCGAGGCGACCTCGCCCAGGGCGCGGTTCAGGTCGATGGCCGGGGCCACCATCTGGTGAATGGCCATGGCGGAACCGCCCGCGGCCATTACGCCGGTGCCGGCCCGCAAAGACTGTTCATGCACTGTCTCCGTCATGCCGGACAGGGACTTGCGCAGCTTGGAGACCTTGCTGGAGGCGTTGTCCCGCAGTCCTATGGCGAATTCGAGCCGTTCCAGTTTGGTGGAGGCCATGCTTTATCCCTTGAATGCCGTGGCAATGCCGTTGGCCACGGCGACCGTCATCTTGTCCCAGTAATCCCGCTCCAGAAACAGCGCCTCGGCCATGCTCTCAGTTTCCATCGGGCGGCCTGGGAACCACTTGCGGCAGAGCGCCACGAGCTGCGCCGAGGCGCTCTCTCCGATTGCCGCCGCCCGATCCTCTACTTTCCCAACTCAATTTCCAGGTCAGGCATGTACTCTTCCAGGAGCGCGTTGCTGATCAGCACGGGCGCACCGGGCAGTTCCAGGAACTCCTTGAGGGCCTCGCGGCTTTCGGCATCCACGGTGCGCTGCAGGAACGTCTTGGCTGGGGCAATCTTGTTATTCGGAGTCAACGAGTTGAGGTACATGTTGTAGGTGGCCACATCCACGTTGAACGTGAGTTCCTTGCCCTTGACGATAAGCTTGATGGTCTTGTTCATGGTATGCTCCTTCGCCCATGACGGGCGCTGTTGATGCTGGATTACTTCCGCTTCGCGCTGCCGACGATGACGTCCGCGAGCGAGACAAGCCGCTCCTGCATGGCATCGAGCATGACGCCGCCGGAGTAGGCTGAAACCGAGGCGCAAGCGACGCGGACCGTCTCGGACATCCCGCCGAAGTCACTGAGCAGCATGTGCGTCACCACGCCGGAGAAGAGAGCCACGAGACACGAACAGGCCCAGCTCCAGATGGAGCGCTCTCCGCACTTGGCCGCGCGGGCCATGCCTCCCAGGATGGACAGGAGGATCACCAGCCACGTTCTTTCCAGCCACTCCCAAGCTCCGGCGATCATCGTCCGCTCCTCTCGTCTTCCTCGAGGCGAGCTTGCCCCGTAGAGTCTTGCGCCCATGCGCGCAGTGCTGCCTTATCGGCGTTGCAACGATCCAGGGCCGCGCCCAGGTCGATGGCGTGCTCCAGGAGGTCACCGTTGGTCCGTCCGGTCCAGGTCGGCCGCGCCGTGTCCTGCGCCAGGGCGGGCGGAGGCATAACGCGCTCGACGACCGGGACGGGCACAATCTGCGGTCTACTGGAGCAGGCCGCGCACAGTGTCAGGCACAGCAGTATCGGCCCAAGCAGTCGTCTGCTGGTCATTGCGGGTTGCCTCCTTGAGCGCTCGTAATGCGGCGCTCCGCTGTTGGTCGATTTCGGCTACCCGGAGGTCCCGCGCAGCCAGGGCGGAGTCGCGCGCGGCCAGGTCCTCGCGCAAGGCGTCGAGGGCCTTGTCCTTGGCCGTGTCTGCGGCCTGCAAGGCGATGATGCTCTGCTCGGCCGTAGCCAGGTCAGCCCGAAGCCCCTTGATGGCCGTGCCCTGCCACCAGATGGTGGCGAGGAGCAGGAGCACTATCGTCCCTGTGGCTATGGCGAGATATTTGCCCATCACGCCACCTCCAGAGCCAAGGAAATGCCGCGCTGGATGATGGCTGGGCTGTATGGCTGCTGGCCGTTTTCATGCCGGATGATGGCCGGCAGCAGATCCGGCAACCTGTCGGCCACGTTGATCGGCGCGTCCGCGTCAACCCCCAGGAGTCGCGCCACATGCACGGCATAGGCTTCGGTGTTGTTTTCCGTCGGTGGGGCCCAACGCGCGATGATCTCGCGCACGCTGCGCAGGCCGTGCTTGCGCTGGTAGTTGAGCAGGATGACGGCCATGGCCCGGATGCCGTGCTCCGGAGAGCAGAAGATGCAGAAATCCGTATCGTCCTGCGCCTGGGCCAGCCCCTGCCACTTGTCGCCATGGCGAATGTTGCCGGGGTTGTGGTTGCGAATGCCGCGAGGGATGGTCATTTAAGCCCCTTTTTTATGCCCCCAAGGCCTATGCCCCACCGATCATGTTCGGTCAGGCCGATGGGGATAAGCCCATGGATGAAGTGGAAAACGGCCAAGATGAGCGCCATCAAGGCTGTGCGCCAGTTCCGCCAGAGATGAATGATGTAGCTTTTCATCTCTCCCGTACCTCCTGACAGATCACGCAATGAGTAACGCCGGGCACGGCTTTGCGCCGGGCCTCGGGTATTGGCTCGCCGCATTCCGCGCAGGTCTCGCGGCTAGGGCCGCTCCGGCGTCCGGCGCACGCCCTAGCCAAGGCCTCCTGCCGAAAGAGGTATTCGCGCTCGGCGGCGATGTCGGCGATATCCATGCCCTTTACCCGCCAACAAGCCCGTCGGTGTCGGACGTGGAGAGATACGGCACGCCGTTGATGCGCACGAAGTCGGGGCTGGTGACCATGTACTTCAGCTTGGAGATGTGCTTTTCCCCGCCCTTGCGGTCGATATCGAGGAGCGATTCGAGCTTTACCTTGCAGCCGAAGGCCTCGACCTTCATCTCCTCGCTGTCTCCGGTCTTGGCGTAGAACAGGATGTCGAACTCCGGCAGCTCTCGGAAGGAACCGGCGTTCTTGGCCGCCTGGGACAGGAGCGAGATGGCCAGGGCATCCAATTCCAGATCGCCCTCCGCCTTCGCGTCGCCGGATACCCAGCCGTTGGGCACGCCGTTGTCTTGCGCCACCTCGGTGTTGTCCTCGATGGACAGCGTGGCCTTTTCGACGTGGATGGACAGATCCCCGATGGTGATATCGATATTCTTGCCGCTGATGCGCTGTGACATGGCTCACCTACCCGTTGTTCGAGAGATCCAGGAGGATGTTGCAGGTGATGGACTTGGGGCTGTTGTAAGGCCGCACGACCATGTAGAGCTGGACCGCGTACTTGCTGGGCCAATCGATGACGATGTCGCCATCCTGGGGCGGCTCGATCTCGCCCGGGAAGACCTGCCCGAGGATCTGGCTTGAGCGGCTCATCTCCCGCAGGGGACGCATGAAGTAGGTTTTGGCTGCCGCCATGCTGGCCGGAGTGGAGTTGAGACGACGATCCGCCACCCTGGCCACGGCCAGCGGGTAGACCCGGCGCATGGCCTTCTGCGCCACGCGCAGGTTCTCAATGACCTGGTAGTCGCCGCCGGGGACATCGAGCACGTTGCCGTCGCCCCAATAGGTGCCGGGATAGTCCGGGTACCACTGAGGGACCGAGAAGCGCATGGCGTCCAGGGCCTCCAGCACGGACATATCCAGGACGCGGCCGTTCACGTCCTCGGGCCGTTCGGTCCAGGTGCCGACAAGGGCGCCTGTTGCCACGCGCATGGGCGAGTCGGCTACGGTGACCGATCTGTTGGCCAGCCGACCGGCATAGGTGCCGATCTCCGGGCCCCATATCGTGCCCACTGGGCTCACCTGATCGGCCGCGACGTTCTGCGTGACTGGCCGCACGGCGTCGAGAAAAGCTTCCCAGGTCTCGGTGGCCAGGGGCGCGCGCGTGCAGGGGATGAAGAACAAGGGCCGCATGTAGCTGGCCATGATTGATTCGGCCTTGGCCTGCATGGTTTCGACATCCGCCGCGGTGGCCACCGGGTCGGTGATGACCACGGCCTCCACCGAGGTTCGCTCCATGGCGAAGTCAACGGCATCGGCCCACGTAGCCGCCTCGGCCAGGGGGATGACGCAGCCGTTCCAGTTCTGCCCGGCGTTCAAGCGCGCGGCTTCGACTTGCGTCTTCAGGTTCGAGGCCTCCGCGCCGAGCACGCCGTCCAGGTCGGTTTCCTGGTTCACGGTGATGAGCGCGCCCTCGTTCGTCCCAGCGCCGCGCCCGACAAAGAGGAAATAGTTTTCGATGGCCGGTAGCGGCCCCTGCATGAGGTTCAGGTTGTTGACCTGTACTTTTCCGAGCATGGTCGTCTCCTACTTGGGCACGCTGCCCAGCACGGTTTTGGCGAGCCTCTCGCACATCCTGTCCGCCTCGCCCGAGGTGACGCCGAGGAATGGCCGCTCCGGCACCGTATCGAGCCAGGATTGCTTTCCTTGGGATTTCTTGGTGCGCATGAGACGCAGCACCAGGCCCGCATGGCCCAGAGTGAAATGCGTCTGCAGCCAGAGCACGGAGACGCGCTTGGGCCGTCTGCCGCCGCCCTTCATGGGCACCATGAGCCGGTAGCCTTCGCGCAGCAGCGCCTTGGCCTGCCGGCGCGTACATGGGGCGTTGTAGTCGGGACGGCCGTAGACCCGTTCCGCGCGATCCGGCGTCCATTCCTCGCCCACGCCGTGTTGATGGCGGGAGGCAATCTTGGCGGTGAGCGCGTTCTTCCAGGTGACGGCCGCACCGCCCCCTTCCTTGCTGCGGGAAATGACGGCCAAGGTCTTGTCCAGGCCTTTCAGCATTGCCCGCGCGGCCCGCTGGCGCTTGCGCGGGGCGAAGGGCGCACCCTCCACGGTCTCCTGGCGGCGAATGTTGCGCCGGGATTGTGTACGCACGTAACCGGCCAGCCTGCGGGCATTCTTCTGGCGGTCCTTGGCCTCGCCTCCCAAGGCTTCAAGCTGGGCGTCGAGCTGCGCGGAGCGCCTGGTGTCATGGCCAATGGTGACTTTAATCTCCACGGCTGCCCTCCATGCCCGCTACCGCCTCGGCTTCGGTGATATCGGCCTCCGCGATGCGCCAGCGCTTGCCGTTGAAAACGATAGGGCCGGCGGCATCCTCGATGACCGTGATCCGCTCCTCGAACTCGCAGGCGATGTCCACGTCGCAGGTCTTGGCGTCGTTTATCTCGACGTCCAACTCCGGGTCGGCCAAGCCATTCCGGTCATCGTCGTTGTCCGCCAGCCAGCCCAGGATGACCGCCAGAAGTGTCTGGCCGTCTCCGGCGTAGCGTTCGAGCTGGATAACGGCATCGTACTTCCAGATGCCGATCTCGATCTGTTCGCCGTTTTCGCCCTCGCCCAGGTGTCGGCCCGTCGGCGCCAGATTGCCTTTGTCCGCAAAGGCCGTGATCTGCTCGCGCGGCAGGCGGGTGACCTCTTTGATGTGGGCGACCAGGGCGGTAATCTTGTGCATGATGACCTCAAATCAGCTCGGCTACTATGCGGCCGCGTCCGCACAGATCCGCGATGGCGTCCTGTGCCCAGGCGTAAAACCTGTCCGCCGTCTCGGGGGATTCCTTGGCGTCGTTCTTAGCCGCCTCCCGGCGCTCCACCGTGGCGAACTGCCCAAGCAGCAAGGCCTTGGCATGGCAGTAAACGGCCCGCTTGAAGAGCCGTGTCGCCTCACCGGCCAGGCCTGCGAAAGGCACTTCCGCCAGCGAGAGATAACCGGCCATTTCTTGAGCCGCCCGCCACTCCTGAAGCTGACGCACGGCCCACAAGCGAGCGAGGCCGAGGTGATCCTCCACCAGGCTCTCCGCATATTCCGCCGGCAGGCGGTACATGAGCTGGAACTCGCCCACGGCGATGTCCGGATACCAGCCGTCACCGGCCAGGGTGGCCGTGGAGGTCTGGTAAGTCAGGGCGTTGAAGCTCATGTATGATCCTTAGAGTTGGGGCTGCCTTCGGCTGCTGGCTACGTGCGCCCTGCGCTGTGCCTTGGCCTCGGCAGCCCCGGTTGGCTGGAGAGTATCTAGGCCTCCGCTCCGCCTTCTTCGGGCGGGTCGGAGGGCTGCTGTTGCTGTTCGTCCTGACCGTCCTGGCCACCGTCGCGGGCCAGGCGCTTCTTTACGGCCTCAAGGGCCGTCTTGACCTTGGCTCCCAAGGCAAAGGCGCGCTCCAACTCCTGGGCAGCCAGGGAGAGCTTGCCCTCTCGCTCGGCCTGTAAGCCGAGCAGGCGATGGAAGCCGGCCTTGACCTGGTCAGGGAGATCCCAAGTATTGCCGGAATCGGGGCCGTCGCTCTCGATCTCCAGCAGGACGATGGAGAGGTACGGCTCGAAGGTTCGCTCCGCGTTGTACTCGCGCTCGGCCCACTCCAGGAGCTGAGTGGCTACGAACAAAGGCAGGCTGGCCTTGAACCGCTCCGGCAGGGTCTGGCCGTGCTCCAGGCACCAAAAGGCAACCCGAAGCCCGTCCTCGATGCATCCGGCATCAAAGCACCAGACAAGAAACCAGCCGATGAGATCGTGCCGCTGACCATCGGCCATGAGGCGCTCCACATAGTCCCGGTACTTGGGGATAAGCGCATTCCGCTTGATGTCCGCCTTGCGTTCCACCGAGGCGACGTTGTGCAGCGCCTTGAGGTCCTCCGTCAGAGATGCGGAGAGCATGGCCGCGAGCTTCTGCCCGCCCATGAGGCCCGTGGGCATGGTGCCCAGCACGCGCGCGCCGGAAGCAATCTTCTGCCCTGCCGGCTCAATCGAGCGGCTGGCCTGCATGGCTTGTTGATGGTTGCGCATCAAGCCCATGGCTAAGCCCACCCGCCTGCGCCATCGGGCAGCTTCACGTTGGCGAATTCCACGCCCACGAACTTCTCCGGGGTCTCGACCAAATAGCCTTCATTGCGGCTGTTGTAGTCTTCGACCTGATCCTTCTTGGGGTTGTCCACGATTTGCCGCCGCCAGGAGTCGGCCTGCTGGTAGATGGACAGGTTGTTATAGGAGGTGATGACCAGCCCGCGCGCCGGGTAGTTGGAAGGCGTCTCCCAGGGGATGCCGCCGAAGGTGGTCAGGCTGGCGTTGAGCTGCGCCTTCTCCGTGGGCTGTCCGCCCACTGCGGCGTAGAGCGCGGACTTCTCCTGCGCGACGAGGTCCGCGCCGATGAGCGCGACCAGATCCTTGCGCATGTACTCGGGAATGCCCTGCATGAGGTCATTGACGGCCACGTCCAGGTTGGGCCAGTCACCGCCTTCGCCGATGCGGATCTCATTCAGGGTTGCTCCCTGGGCCAGGATATTGGCCGGCAGGTTGTCACGCATGTACTGCAGCCAGCCCTTGTTCACGTCCTGCAAAAAGGGGTTGGCCACCAAGTCCGTATCCTGTGCGCCCGAGGTGCCGTACCAGCCGATGAGTTCCATGTCGCTGGCCATGCGCTCCCGCACATAGCGGGCATAGTGCTCCGCGAAGTCCTTGAACTTGGCCCAGGCATCCATGATGCGGTACGGCAGGGCCACGTCGGCATTGGTTTGCAGCAGCTCAAAGCTGTAGCTGCCCATGCCCAAAACGTTGCGCGGCGTGCGCTCCTTGCCAGGCTGCGACGTGTCCGTACGGCCGGTGACCGGACTGGAGGCAGAGCCGAGGATGTTCTCGCCCTTGAGTTCATCCACCGGCAAGATGTTGATCTTGGGCAGGAAGGTGGAGGACTCCACGATCTTGTCCTTGAGCGTCTGAGCGATGGAAGGGACAATGGAAAACTGCCGCTCCACGCTGGGAATGCCGTAGGTATGGGCGAAACGGGCCATCAAGGCCGCGTAAAGTTTACGTGTCTGTTCATTCATGGTGCTGCTCCTAGTAGATGGGGGCCTGGTCTTCGGCCGGGGCAGTGCTGGGCGGGACGGACGTGCCAGGCTTGGCGGCCTCGAAGCGCTTGGCCATGTCGCCCACCTGCTGTCCAAGCTGGGTCACGGCCTCGGTCAGGGTAGCGAACTTGTCGCTGCCATCCTCCGGCTTGGCAGCCGGCTTCTCGGCAGCTTCCGGCTTCTGCGCGGAGGCGGCCGTGAAGGCGGCCAGCGATCCCTTGATCTCCTCTACGGCGGTGCCAAGGGCATTGACCTTGCCCTGCAGCGCCTCGAACTGTGCCTTGTCCATGGGGTCCTCTTGGGGGTTGTCGTGGCTTTGGTCTGAGGGAAGGCGGGAGAACATTTCCCGGAAACGGGTGAACCAACCCGGCTCGGGCTCTTCCTTGGCGGGGAACTCGCACTCCACGTTGGAGACGAAAACGGTTCCGGCGGACTGCTTGCGCTGCGAAAAGCGCATCTCGTCGGTGCCCAGCGAAGCCGGGGAATCGGTGATGCCTAGCCCGACAAGGTAGGCCTTGCCCGTGCCGGCGAAGCTTGGCTCAATCTCCATGCTGAAAAACAAACGCTGGCCGAACTGGTTTTCCCAGACATAGGTGGCGTTGGGCTGAATACGCGCGTACAGGCTGACCACGCCGCCCTCTTCCTCGGCCTTGAGTTCCAGCACTTTGCCGTAGTTCTGCCATCGGAAATGATCCGGCCAGATAAGGGCCGTGTACGTCGCCGGGGAATAGGATTCCGCAGCCTGCAGCAGCCATTCAGGCTTGATGGTCCGGCCGTCTATGGTGGGGCCGGACTGGCCGATCTTGCGGAATTCCGAGGTGAGTTTACTCATGCGCCCCTCTGCATGTGGCTGATGGAAAGTCCGTTACAGCCAGACATGTAGGCACAGATGGCAAGGCGTGGTCAAAGACGGCGCGTCCGATATGGCGCAAATCGGACATGCTGAGCGGGAGCAGTGTTCAGGGCCATGCTATTAAAGCGCCATGGAAACGCGGAACACAGGGCGTGCAGGCGGACGCAACTATCCAGAGGAGATCAAGCAGGCGGCCCGAGGGCTGTACTGGAAGCGATATACAGTCGCGGAGATCTCAGAGACGCTCAATGTACCGCGCCGCACCGTGTACCATTGGGCCACCGTGGGAGACTGGGACGCCCTGCTCACGCATGAGACGGCTGAAGAGGCGGTTCAGCGCCGCCTGGCGCTGCTGGCCGAGCGCGATCCAAAGACGCAGACCGAGCTAAAGGAAATCGAGCTGCTGATCGGTTCCCTGGAGCGCTTGCAAGCCCTGCGCGTGAAGGAGCGCCAAATGTTGGCGGCAACCAACATGGTGTCTCCGGAGGCGGCTCCGCAGGTAGTGGAGGGAAGCGAACGCTCGTCCGTGAACTGTCCGCCGCAATCACGCGGGAATGGCGGGAAGCGTGGGCCCAAGATCAAGAATGACGTTTCGCGCCTGACGCCCGACTTGTTCCAGGAGAAGTTCCACACCAGATTCTTCGACTACCAGCGCCAGTTCCGCGCGGCCATAAGCCAGCGCAACCGCATGTATCTCAAAAGCAGGCAGATCGGGGCGACCTGGTACTTCGCCCAGGAGGCCTTCGAGAATGCCTGCCTGACCGGCGACAACCAAATCTTCCTGTCCGCGACCAAGGCCCAGAGCCAGGTTTTCCGCAACTACATCGTGCAGCTCGTGGGCGAGGGATTCGACATCACCCTGCAGGGCAACCCGCTCATCCTTAATACCGCCCATGGCAAGGCCGAGCTGCACTTCCTGTCCAACAATTCCAAGAGCGCCCAGAGTTATCACGGGCACGTCTACATCGATGAGTTCTTCTGGATCACCAAGTTCCGGGAGCTGTTCAAGGTGGCCACGGGCATGGCCGCGCACAAGAAATGGCGGCGCACGCTGTTCTCCACGCCCTCGGCCGTGACGCATGAGGCCTATGGATTATGGACGGGCGAGAATTTCCAGAAGCGCTTCGCCAAGCCCAAGCCATGGCCGGACTTCTCCGCCTTGCGCGCCGGCGTGCCCTGCCCGGACAGCTACTTCCGACAGATCATCACCCTGGCCGATGCCCAAGCCGGCGGCTGCGACCTGTTCGACGTGAAGCAGCTCAAGCTGGAGTACACGCCAGACGAGTTCCGGCAGCTCTTCGGCTGCGAATTCATAGACGATACCCAAGCCGTGTTCGCCCTGGCGCTCCTGGAGCGCTGCATGGCCGATCCGGCTGACTGGCAGGATGTCCGGCCTGGAGATGCGCATCCCGTGGGCAACCGGCCGGTGTGGGGCGGCTACGACCCGAGCCGCAGCCGCGACGATGCCAGCTTCGTGGTACTCCTGCCGCCGCTCAAGGGCGAAAAGATCCGCTGCATCGAGCGCCACAAGTGGCTGGGCAAGTCATACCTGTGGCAGGCCGCGCGCATCAAGGAACTGGCGGACAAGTACCGCTTCACACACATGGGGATTGACGTAACCGGCCCCGGCATCGGCGTGTACGAGCAGGTTCGGCAGTTCTGCCCCGTGGCCATGGCCATCAACTACGCCGTGCAGTCCAAGGCCGTGCTGGTGCTCAAGGCCAAGGAGGTCATGGAGCAGGAGCGGTTGCAGTGGGACGCCGGGGAGACGGACATCGGGCATGCCTTTTTGACCATCCGGCAAACCACAACTGACAGTGGGCAGATCACCTACTCAGCCAACCGAACGGCCAGCACCGGCCATGCCGACGTGGCTTGGGCCATCATGCACGGTTTGGCGGCCGAGCCGCTGGCCAGGCAGACGGGCAGCTCTGGCTGCACCGTCGCCATCGGATAACAGGAGAGGACATGGGCAGGAAGAAACACAAGAGGGGGTCGGCAGCGCAAAGCGCCGGCGGAAGCGTGCAGGCCTTCAGCTTCGGCGATCCGGAGCCGGTACTAAACGGAGCGCTCTACGACGGCCTGGGCGTATGGCTGCTGGACAACGGGCAATACTATCAGCCGCCCGTGCCCCTGCGCGGCCTGGCCCGGCTGCTGCGCGCCAATGCCTACCACGGCCCCATCCTGGAGTTCAAAACCAACGTGGTCATGCGCGGGTTTCTGACCTCCCCTGCCCTGTCCAGGCGGAGCATGCACGCGATGGCCACGGACTACATGGTCTTTGCCAACGCCTACCTGCGCAAGGTCTTCAACTGGTACGGCGAGATCATCGGCCTGGAGCATCTCCCGGCCATCAATATGCGCCGCATGCGCAATCACGACCACTACGGCCTGTTGACCGCAAGCGGCCAGATCCAGCCCTTCCAGCCAGGCGAGGTGGTGCATGTCAAAAACTATGACGTGAGCCAGACCATCTACGGCATGCCCGCCTATCTGGGAGCCATCCAGTCCATGCTGCTGAACGAAGACGCGACCCTGTTCCGGCGGCGCTACTACCGCAACGGCGCGCACATGGGCTACGTGTTCTACTCGGCAAGCGCGGCCCTGCAGCCGGAGGACAGCGGTCGCATCAAGGCCGCCATCGAGGGCTCCAAGGGCATCGGCAACTTCCGCAACATGTACCTGCATATTCCTAATGGCCGAGAGAAGGACGTGCAGATCCTGCCCGTGGGTGACTTCTCCACCCGGGACGAGCTGGAGAAGATCAAGAACATATCCCGCGACGACATCATCGCCGCGCACCGCATCCCCCCGGCCATGGCCAGCATCATCCCCCAGGCCGCCGGCGGCTTCGGGGACATCACCAAGATAGATGCAGTCTACGAAAAGAACGAGATCACGCCCGTAAGGGAAGTGTTGCTCGAGGTGAATGAACATCTGCCGGAACGTGCAAAGGTCGGATTTGCGCTGAGCAAAGAGGCGGAAGAGGCCTAACGCGGCTTGACAGCCGTGGTGTGCATGTAGTTGTGTTTTATTGGGAGGTTGAACACAATGCGGATTTCCTGCGACAGGTGCCAAAGCAAGGCCCGTATCGCCACCACCCGTGAGATTACCCCGAGGCTGCGCAAGCTATACTGTGCCTGTACCAATGTTGAATGCGGGCACACTTTCGTCATGCATCTGGAGTTCGGCCACACTATTTCCCCATCTGCCCTGGACCTGCCCGAAGCCACCCGCGAGGCGCTGCGCGACTGCGTTAGTCCTGCCCAAGCACAGCTTGTTCTGGCCGGATAA